TAATGTTTGGTGGTATTGTACTAATACTCTTCTTCCTGCTTACTATTCTTCAACTCCCAAAGCAGAAGTAAACCTTAGAAAACGCTCAGGAAGTCTTCCGTATGAGCTTGGTTCTGTCGTCCTTGAGCGTAATGCCCAATACGCAATGGATGTTCATTTTGATTTCGATAAAATTGGTTATCAAGCTGCTCTGCAATTTTTGCTGACTGGACAAGCAGTTTTGTGGGCCAGATACGTTGCTGAGTTTGAAACTGCCTATGAAGAGTACGCAGTTATTCGTGACCCAGAAGGTAAGTTGATTGACGGTGACGGCAACGACTACGAAGGTGAAGAAGAAGAACTAGAAGAACGTGAAGGTGGCATCCTCATCGGTGGGATGCAGATTCAAAAGAAAACTAGCGAAAGAGCTATTTTAGAAGTCGTTCAATACAACGATTACTACTGCAACGATGCTCGAAGCGAAGCAGAGATCGACTGGCAAGCTCGCAAAGCCTTCATGGATAGAAGCCAAGCAGAAAGCATGTTTGGTCCAGAGATTGCTGATCAGCTTACCTACGACAGCTATCCAGAAGTTATAAAGAAAGATATTGCCCGACAAGATGACCGTTACGAAGGAAAGGCTGAACTCTATGAAATATGGGACCGCCCTTCACGAAAGGTTTATTGGATTCAAAAGAGTGGAGATAAGACCCTTATTGAAACCTCAGAACCTCCGATTCGATTTGAAAAGTTTTTCCCTTGCTCTGTTATTCGTCAGTCTGCTGATCCCGATAGCGTTATTCCTGTCTCGGATTACAGCCATGTAAAAGACCAAATCCTCGAAGTCGAGCGGCTCACAACCCGTATCCACGCTGTTACTCAGGCCATTCGCACGAATAGCCTCTACGACGCGACTTTGGGGAATCAAGTTGAAATGCTCATGACTGGTGACCTAAAGCTCATCCCAGTCACTAACTGGCCGTCCTATAAGCAACGTGGTGGCCTTGCAAATGGCATCGAGTCCATGAACATCGAGCCATACATGAACGCTCTAAACATCCTTCAGGGCGCTAGACAGAACGCTTTACAGCAGTTGTATGAAACACTGAAAGTAAGCGATTTGCTTCGTGGCACTTCAGAGCAGTACAAGTCTGCAACAGCTAACAGACTCGAAAACCAGTGGTCGTCGATGGGCCTGATTGTTCGACAGAACATGTTTGCTAAGTTTGTTTCAGACTCTATCAGTAACCTCACAACCATCATTGCTGAAGTATTTGAGCCAGAGACTATCTTTGACGTTGCTGATGCAGATGCTCTTATTGAGCCTACTTTACCACCGCCTCCTCCACCTCCTCCTGCGCCAGAACCTATGCCACAGGATGAGACAGGTATGATGCCTCCAATGCCTGAGATGGCTCCACCAATGCCACCGCCTTACGATCCACTTGAAGAGATCGATAGGGTCAAGGGACAAATTCTAGAGATATTGCGAGACGATAAGAAGCGAAGCTATCGAATCCAAATCGCTACCGATTCCATGATGGCTATCGACCAGCAGCAGCAACAACAAGAAGCAACCATGCTGATCCAAACAGCAGGTGCTTTCTTCGACCAAATGCGTGGGCTTATTGACCAGTACCCACCACTGATCGACTTCTCTATCTCGTTGTTCCAAAACATGATCAAACGCTACAAGGGAGGCAAAGAGATCGATGGCCTATTTACGAAAGCTCTTACGCAAATTGGTGAGATTTCTAAAGCTAAAGAAGAGGCAGCTAAACAACCGCCGCCGCCAGACCCAGTAATGCAAGAAGTGCAAGGACGCTTGCAGATAGCACAGATTGAGTCACAAGCTAGGCTACAAGTGACACAGATGGAGATGCAGGACAAATCAACTAAGAACCAACTTAGTTATCAAGACCAGCAACTTCAGATGCAGCGCAATCAACTTGAGGCTCAACTTAAAGTTCAAGACCAACAGTTTGGCCAATACATTCAACAGCAAGAACTTTCTATTGCTCAACAAGAAGTACAGATTAAACAATCTGGTGTTCAAGTTGAAATGCTTAAAGTTCAATCAGCTAGTCAGTCTGATGCTAACAAGCAAGCTATCACTCAAGAAACGAACCGTATGGCACAGATCCTTGAATTGCAAAAACTTGAGCTTGAGCAAATGCGAATCAAACTTTCGGAGTCTGAGAAGCTGATGGAAGAACGCAGATTGCAAGCTGATGGCCAGCTTGAGCGTATCCGCATGAGCATGGAAGCTCTGGGCAGAACTACCGCAGAGCCGACAAAACAATCTCCAATAGTCATTAACAACATTATCCCAAAACGTGGTAAGCGTAGGGGGCGAGTAATGACTGATGAAGCTGGCAATCCATCCATAGAGATGGAAGAAGTAGAAGATGAAATGGAAGAAAGCGAGAGCTAACAAATGACTGATAACGTAACAGTCTCCAACACTCCTACTAGCACCAATCCTGATATTCCTGTTCGTACAACACAAACGGCATCCAATAAGCATATCCAGCACATGCGAATTGATTTCGGTAGTGAAGCTACAGAATCAGTTGTTTCTACAATAAACCCTCTTCCTGTTACTGGTACTTTTACAGTTGATCCAGCAGGACTTGCAACTGAGGCAAGGCAGACAACAGGAAACGCAAGTCTTAGTTCTATTGATGGCAAAATCACTATTTGCAACACGGGAGCAGTTACAGTTTCGGCGGCTCTTCCGGCAGGAACAAACAACATAGGACTAGTTTCAGCCGTTCAATCTGGAACATGGAATCTTACAAACATTACTGGCACTGTTTCATTGCCTACAGGTGCAGCGACAGAAAGCACTCTTTCTACGCTTAACGGTAAAGTCACAGCTTGTAATACTGGTGCTGTTACTATCTCTACTGCTTTACCTGCTGGTAATAACAACATAGGCGATGTTGACGTTGCATCACTACCACCAGTAGTAGCAACTACCTATTCTACCTCATCAGTAACATCTGTAGTTTCCGCAGCAGTGTCTACCAGTATCTTAGCTAGTAACGTCAATCGTCGCATGGCAATACTGTTTAACGACTGCGACAAGGCCGTTTATGTAAAGCTAGGTGCAACAGCAAGCACTACAAGTTTTAGCTACAAACTCTCACCAGCTCAAACTTTAGAACTACCTATCCCACTTTATACTGGTGCTATTGATGCAATTTGGGACGCAACGCCTACTGGTAGTATGCGAGTTACGGAGATTAGCTAATGCCTGTTTTTGGCAGCGATACACCTATTGGCGCAGGAATGTTGTGGTACACAAACACAGCACCAGCAGGATGGCTTATTGCTGATGGTAGCAGTCTAAACCGAACAGATTACCCCAAACTGTTTGAGGTTATCGGCACAACATACGGATTTGCCAGTGGCACAACCTTTAACGTACCCGATCTACGTCAACGCTTCCCAATGGGTAAAGCCGCATCCGGCACAGGTAACTCACTTGCTGGTACAGGTGGTAGCGTAGATCATACGCATAGTGTTCCAGCTCACTATCATGGCATGGGAACCGGAGCAGATTTAGCAGTGTCTAATTCACCTTCAGGATACAGCGCATGGGGAGGTTCAACCACAACAACAGCAATAAAAGGAGATACCTCACAAGGTTCTTACGTCGCCTCTACAATTACTGGACGTATCGGACTCGTTACTGGGGGAGTTGATGGTAACTCCTCTATGACATCGGGTACTCAAAACCCACCGTACTTAGTGGTAAACTACATCATTAAACACGCATGAGCTTAATTGTTCTTCTTAACCCTAAACAATATGGCGGCGCAGTTACACCAGATACCAGCGATATTCTGGATGTATATCGTAAGAAAAAGCGTCGTTCTGATGAACTTGAGGAAGCTATTGCAGCGCAAATGCTGCAAGCACGACAGAAACCAATAACACTTGCGCCTAAAACTGACGTACAAAAGCTACGAGATATTTTGAAAGCTCGTATGTTTAGTGAGCCTAAAGTCGGCGAAGTCACAGGAGATGAGCGTAAGAAACGAATAAGATACTTGCTACTTATGTTAGCTATAGACGATTAAAATGAAATACAAATTGTACCAGTATTGTCACATACAAAACAAAGTTGTTCCGATTGAAGAGGTGCAACGTAGAGCACAAACCAATGCTCGTGACCTTTTCATCCAAGACGAGATGGAACCAACTCGAAACCCTCTTAATCCAAAAGAAGTTTATACAAGCAAAAGTAAATTACGAGCTGCTTATCGAGCGGCTGGTGCAGTAGAAGTCGGAGATGCTTACGACAAAGGATACACAACAGAACGAGAATCTGGTGCGTCTGAACGTAAACTTATCCAAAACATAAAAGCCAAAATGATAGATAGGTACAGAAATGGAAGATAATGTAACCGAAGTAAGCCCTGAAGATGTAACCCCAGATCGAAACGAAACTGATTTACAAATTCGTCATTCATTGCGTAAGCAACTTCATAGTCAAAATGATGAAGTAAGTAAGACAGAAGCAGTTGAAGAAACCAAGGAAGAGGATTCCGAGGTTGAAACTTCTGCACCAGCAACACAGTCTGAGCAGATTGTTTATGCTCCTCCGGCTGATATGAACAAGGCTGAGAAAGAGGCTTTTCTTAATCCTACGTCTGAAAACTCTCATGTGCTTCAAGGCTACCTTAATAGACGGGCTCACGA